GGCGCACTCGATGATCGTTCATTATCAAGCGGTGGAGGCGATCACGCAACCTCATCTGCCGCTCATACGGGTAATGCGGGCAGGGTTTACGTTAAATGTCGCGTTGCAGAATAATAATTTAATTAATCTGGCTTAGATGTAAAAGCCTTAACAAACAATCATAATAATTGCTGGTGTTTTAACCAGCTAAAACAAATCCTATGGAAAATGAAAATGAGAATCAGGACTCTAATCCTGAAAGTGATCAGGACACTAATCCTGAAAACGAATCAGAAGATGATGGTCAGGAAAATGATGATGGTCAGGAAAATATTGATAAAATAAAAGAGTATGGCCAAAATCAAAAGATTCGCGCCGAAAGAGCTGAAAAAGAACTTAGAGCTTTCAAGGCTGAAAAAACCAGTTCGGAGAAGCAAACTCCTAAAAATGAACCAAAATCAAACGAACCGGATTATGCAAAACTTGCTTTTCTTGAGCAACGGGGTGTTAAACATCCGGATGATATTAAAATCGTCCAGCAAGAAGCTGACAGGTTGAAGCTGCCTTTAACTGACGTGCTTGGCATGGAACACATAAAGAATAAATTGAAAGATAATAATGACCAACGTGAAGCTCAATCTGGCATGCCTAAAGGCGCAGGGAAAATTGGAACAACCGGAAAGAAAGGTGTTGATTATTTCATTGCCAAAGAGATAGCTCCCGAAGATTTAGAACTGGCTGATGAATATTTCAATGCTAGAATTAAACAAGAGGGAGCAAATAGAAAGTTTGATCCGATTGAAGAATAATCCGGTATAGGTCGGCGTTTGATTCTTAGATAACAAAATAAATAGAAAAGTATGAGTAATACAGTAGTGTGGAACAAACATGACTACATGGTACGCATGCGGGCAAGAATCAACAAGCCGAACACATGGGAAGACGTCCTGAATGTTAAATATTCAGACAATAGAACCATTGTCGGAGCTTATATGTCAACCGAGCCTACACTGGCGGCCGGTACGCGTGGCACGGCATACGCCTATAAGGATTTCACGTTAACGGCGGATACTCTCGCGATTAACCAAATGCAGCAAGTCGCTATGTTCATTGATGAAGCGGATCGTTATCAACAGACTTATCTCTCTTTGATGGACTTGGCTGATTTCCAAGGCAAAATAACAGTAGAAAAATTAGAGTCGAAATTCCTTGCTGAACATACGAATTTGACAGATTTTGGCGTGACTGATCTGGCAAATACCGGCGATGACGATACGGCGCAAATCGCAGTATCACCAACAAATATAGATGACATGATCGGTATGATTAAACGTAAATTATACGCCAACAATGGCATAGAATTTGCGGTTGAACGTGGCATTTGTATTGTATGGAGGGCATCCGATTTTCAGATCTTAGAAAAATTCGTGATGGCTAATGGCTTTCGCGAAGCAGATATTGCTCTCAAAAACGGAATCCCCGTACAAAAAGCGTTCTATTACATGGGCGTATACCACTATCTCTCTAATTCTCATACCGCAAATCATGTATTTGCAGGTATTAGGAAAACAGGAGAACTTGGAATTTTGCGCGGCACTTACGGTAAAGTGAAGTTCATTGAAGACCCGCCAATTTCGGTAACCACCAATGCTCCGGCATCAGGCGTGGGTATACCGAGTAGGGTTGATTACGGATTTAATTGGCCTGCACAATTGGCAGAATTCTTTATGGACATCAATGTAGAATAAATTGGCTAATCTTAACTAAAATAAACAGTTGAGATTGACAGTCAAAAGTGCGTTTGATAGTATTGATACATTATCAATATTATCCCTGTTGGGCGGACAGTCCAAGCCGTCATGCCCAACAAGGCTTGGAGGTAATATGGAGTACAAGCTATCAAAAGAGCACAGAGAAAAAATATCAAAAGCGTTAAAAGGAAAATCAACATGGAATAAAGGAAAAACCTATTCTTTAGGAGGGAGAACGGAGATAATTTGTAAAGTATGCGGCAAACAAAAAACAATCAGACTCTCGCGTCTCACAAAGAAAAACTTTTGTTCCGAAAGTTGTTATTACAAATCTAAAATCGGCAGTTCAATTTATAAGACAAGAGGCAAAAGACATCATGGTTGGAAAGGAAATAATGCTGCATATTCATCAATACATGAATGGATTAGAAGAAAAAAAAGCAAAGCGGGAGACCATAAATGCGAACACTGTGGGGGAAAAGCGAGGGATTGGGCAAATATAGACCATAGTTGCAGTAGAGATTTAGATGATTATATTCCGTTGTGTCGGCTATGCCATATAAAATACGATAAGGGTTTATGAAAATAGCAATAGGCCTCCCTACCAATCGGCTTATAAAACCAAAAACTGCGCAGTCATTACTGGAATTGATAAATAACGCCAAACACGAATTGGAGATAATTTTTTCCACAAAAGGCTACAACTGCGCCGAGAATCGCAATTACATAGCGGCGCAGGCGGTCAAGAGAGGATGCACGCATTTGATGCACGTTGATGACGATATGGTATATGAGCCTGACACGATTGAAAGGTTATTGGCGCATGATAAGGATATCGCAGGAGGTCTCTATAAAACTAAATATCCAGAAAAGCAAGATTGGGTGATTGAGCGCTTTGAAAGTGGCATACAAGAGGGATTATTCGAGTGTGGGGCGTTAGGAACAGGCCTATTGCTGGTTAAAACTGACGTATATAGGAAAGTACCGCAACCGTGGTATGGCTACGAGTGGCACGAAAACGGAATGGTCAAAGAAAGTGTTGATTGGGTATTTTGCCATAAGGCGAGAGAGGCGGGATTTTCGGTGTGGTGCGATTCGAGCGTAAGGGCGGGGCATATCGGGTTGTCTAAATTTTAATAAATATAATTTTATGAGTCTTAAATGGTATTTGGCAAGAGAAAATTTATTTTATAAATATTATGAAGCTAAAAGTTCTGATCCACACAATCTGGGCACTAGTTTTCAGTGTATTACTAATACATGGTATAAACCCATTGAAAAATTATTGAGTAAAATAGGTGACTTGATTTATTTTTATAGAAGAAAAAAAATGTCTCACGCGAAGTGTTATGGGGGAAAAATTGGTCATCTAATGTGGTTATTGAGTAAAGATAATCAGATTAGATGGTTAAGAAAAATATCACCTATTAAAAAAATAAAATGAGTATGATAAAAATTTATGAGAGTTAGTTTAGGATTACCAACTAATCGTGGATTTCAGCCAGAAACATTTAGTTCTTTATTGAAGATGGTTGCTCACAATAAAGATATTGATTGGCATATAATAGTAAGCAGTGAGGGTTACACTATCGCAGAGAATCGAAACTACATTGCCGTACAAGCGGCCAACCAGAAATCTGACTATTTGCTCATGGTAGACGACGACATGGTTTTCCCGACGGATACGCTCTCGAGGTTGCTTGCCAATCAAAAAGACATTTGTGGAGTTGCTTATCACTCACGAGGATCGAGTGCTAAAATCAAAATAGTACCAGGTGATATTATGTCAATCGCAGAAGTAGATAAAGGCAAATATATAAACTTGGAAACTGAAACTGACCCGAAATACGAAAAGACTTTTGAATGTTATGCAACAGGTACGGGGATTATTCTTATCAAATGCGAAGTGTTCCGCAAAGTTCCCCAACCCTGGTTTGAGTTTACTTATTACGATAATGGCAAATGTAAAGAGGGGGAAGATTGGACATTTTGTTTTAAGGCTAAAAAATACGGTTATAAGATATGGACAGACCCGACAATCAAAGTTGGACATTTAGGTGAGGTTATATGGTGAATTGATTTAAATTTAAATATATGTCACAACTCTCCGAGAGTATATATTCAGGCGGATTAATCGAAGAAATCACCCGCATAACCGGGGCTGAACTTGCCGTCTATTCAAATAAAGCCAGAATTGTCAGGCTTAACCATGCTTTAGACAAGTATTGGCAAATGGCGTCAGATGCCGCGCCCAAGGGAACATTTGACGATACCAACCAGACCTCCGCGCCCATTGAAACACAGAATCTTGTCGCAGGCACAAACGCATATAAGCTTACCGACTTTACTAACGAAATATTGCAAATTTTGAAACTCTCAATTTTGGACGATAATGCGAAAGAGTTTGATTTGATAAGAGAAGAATTTGATGATCTTTGGGATTTTAATACTTTATACTCAACTGACGTGGCAGACCGGGGCATTCCTCAAGTGTGGACGAAAATGGGGGATTATATCTATATCCGCCAGACTCCCGATTATTCAGAAACAAACGGGTTAAGAGCTTACATTAATAGGGAATTATCCAAATTTGCCTGGGTAACGTTTACTGTCACAATCGCGAGCCCTGGAGTATTTTCAGCCACAGGACATGGATTAGTGGCTGGTGACGCGGTAATACTTGAAACCGATGGAGCGTTGCCTACCGGCCTGAGCGCGGATACTGTTTTGTACTACGTCATTTCGGCAGGACTTACGGCTGACGCTTTTGAGGTCTCTACCACTATTGGGGGATCAGCGGTCAATACGTCAGGTTCACAATCAGGCAATCATAAATTCACTAAGGCGACCAAAGAGCCGGGCATTCCCGTAATTCACCATGATTATTTGGCTCGTTATGCCAGTTTGCCGTTTTTAATTGAGAAGAAACTGCCGCAAAAGAATGATATTGCTCAATTGATAGCGCGAGATGAAGAAAAGATTTTGGATTATTGGCAAAATAGAGACCGTGAACTTAGAACCGTTATTAGACCGAGAAAACGAATATTTAGATAATATATATGGCTAAACCTTTAATTATAAACGCGCCGGCCCAAGGCATAGCCCAAAGCCCTCATGTTGGTTTTGGTAATATGCAGAATTTGGATATATTTTCTGTTCCTGGCACGGCCAGATTAAATACAATTCTTGAAAAAAAAAGCGGTTCAACGGTTGACGCGGTTATTAATTGGATAGTCAAGAATCCAGCAGTGCCGGAAAAATTTTATGCCATTGATACTAACGGTGTGGTTTATAATTCTGATGATTCCGGAGCGACCTGGGCCGAATTATCAGATCGAGAGGGGGCTGGCCAGGGTTTGGAAGTATGGAAAGATTATTTGTTTGTCGCGGAGGGTGATAAAATTGATGTTTACGGGCCATTAAGCGGCTCTCCCACTTGGACAGATGACTGGCAATCATTACCGGCCAGTGATGGAGCTTGGCAGCCCATGTGGCGCAGCAAGATCAATGGCAAGCTTTATATTGGCTCTGGCAGATATCTAGCCTCAATCGAGGAAGTAAGCGGACAAAATTTCGCTCCTGGCAATAGCGCCACTTATACTTATACCAGCCAGGATTTAACTTTACCCGAAGATTATCGGATTAAATGTCTTGAAGAACAAGGAGGCAGAATTATGGTTGGGACATGGATGGGCTCTGGTTCTAATATATATGACAATAGAATAGCTGATATTTTTCCCTGGGATGGTAGCTCTGAAACTTATGATGATTTAATTTCAATGGAGGAAAATGGCGTTAATGCCATGAAAAATATTGGCGGTTATTTGTATATCCTGGCGGGTATTGATGGTAAAATCTACAAATCAAACGGCACTCAAGCCTGGCCAATCGCCCAAATTCCTTTATCAGTCATGGATATTTCGGCTGGTAAGTATATCAGGCCCAGGCCAGGTTCGATAATGAATTTTAAAGGTAGATTATTTTTCGGCTTGAGTTCTGGTAACGTGGCTAATTCAGGTATATATTCATTACTTGAAACAAATAAAGGAAATATCATAAACTTTGAACATTTTATCAGCACTGAAGGCACTGGCGGCACGAACTCTTTATTTATCGGGGCTATGATGACTGTTACCAGGGATAAGTTTTTGGTTGGTTGGCGGGATAACACCACTTATGGAATTGATTTATTAAATACCACGTCATTCGCTTACACGACAAATTATTCAGGATTTTTTGAAAGCCCATTGTATCAAATAGGAACGCATTTAAATAAACGGCAATTTTCAGAACTTGAATTTAATTTAGCCAAAGAATTGGGAGCTAGTGAGGGTATCCGAATCAAATTTAGGATTAACCTGACTGATACTTTTACGACCTTAGGAACTTATACCACGGCAGAAATCGGAACTGGCGTAACCAGTTTTAATACCAATGTCAATATTCCGTTTAGTGACCAGATACAAGTAAGGGTAGAGCTGCTTGGCACGTCCTCAAGCAGCCCTGAATTTCGTAATTTAATCTTAAATTAATATCATGGCCGATGAATTTAAAATTAAGCCTGATCCAATAGAGCCAAATTTTTTACCGCTTGGTTTAGAACCTTTAAAATTTAATGATAAATTTCAAATAGACGATGAACCGGCATACAACGATAAGCCGGTTGACCAACATTTACCGATAAATTGGGACGATGTTAGCGGCATTAGAAAACCATCTGATCGGGCTATTAATGCCAGTGAAGTCACCGAACCTGACACTAGCCAAACCGTAACCCTAGGTGAAACCCTCGTAGCCGGCGATCCGATTCGTTTTGATACGGATGGTAAAGTTTATCATGTTTTTGAAAGTGGGGTGGCAACCTATGATACGGATTATGGCCAAACTTATGATGATCCGAATGATTTAAGAGTCGGGCCTACTGGCGCAACCACACACAATCAAAAACTTATCAAAATGAGTGATAATAAGTTAGTAAGCTTAACAGCAACAATTTCAGCTGGCACAGTTAAAGTTCAAGGTAAAGTGATAACTGTTTCTGGACGAAATATTGGTCTTGATTCCGTGATAGCCGAGGCTAACTTTACCGGTGGAGTTATTTTTTCATCAAAAAAAGGAATGGTGGCGGCCAGATTAACAGATAGTTTGTTTGTGGTTGTGCCGAATTATCATGACGCGGATACAAGATTAAAAGTTATCGCGGGTAAAATAAATATTGACAATACTATTACTTGGGGTTCATTTGTTGAGATTGCTTCAGATGTTTTAAATGGAGCAGACAAGCATTTTGATATTTGCCGTTTAGACAATAATAAATTTTTAGTTGCGTTTATTTTCGACACGACGGCGGATGTAATCAGGCTTGTGGCCGGCACGGTTTCAGGTACAACTATCACT